TAGGAATGACAATGCCGTTTGAAGAACGCTCGTACTGCTTGGCAGCAGCCTCGCCAACTTCAATCTCAAATGCTGCATCGCGACGAGCCTGAGCATCACCCTGGTTAGAGAGATAGTTCAGAGCTTTGACGAAGCTGAAGCTACGGGTCTCCTTATCAGAGAGGCCGATGTCGTTGGCGGTGATGCTGTGTTCCACTGGTTGAGTTCCGATTTTTTCGAGGACAGCAGCGCGAGCCTCATCAACAGACTGGCCGCCTGAGATCAATTCGCGTGCAAGATCGGAGAGGTTATGACGCTCGCCGAGTTTGTTGATGGATGCAATCCGGGTACGTTCGGCCTCTACGGCCTCGGACCGGATCACCTCCACATCAGTTGTGGTGCTTTCCATGACTTCAGTCACTGTGTTTACGGGAGATGCGGTCGAAGCCGCAGTTTCAATATCAGAGTCAACGTCCTCTAAAGAACGATCGACTCCAACGTTTACGTCAGAATCGTCGATCTCAAGAGAACGTCCAACTCCAACGGTGGGGTCAGCTGGAATAACAGCTAACGAAACCTCGTAAGGCGACCAATTGGTAGCTACGAGGCCATCTTCACGCTCCTCCATTTTATCAATGGAGTAGCCGAAAGAAACGCCGCGAAGGATTCCATCGCGAACGTCTTGGAGCACTTCTTGCGCAAATTTATTGCGCGAAAAGCGCACCTTGGCGTAACCGCGTTTCTTTTCACCATCCACCCAAGCACGTTCAACAACGCCGATCATGCGATCTGGGTCATGGTTATAAAGAAGCGGTGCGCCATCATTGAGCCGCGAAAGATTCGCAGACTCCATGCCATGGCTCAAGATTTCGTTTCCAAAGTAACGAGCCACGGGATATTCAGAGCTGAATGGAAATTCCATGCTCCTTTCGTCAACCATGTTGAAACTTGTTGCTTCAACACGCTTGAATTTTGTACCTTCAAGATCGCGAGACAATTCTTTTTTAGAACTCTCTTCTGCGACGACATCTGGCACCTCCGTAGTAAGTTCCATTGCGCGTAATGCTTCGATCTTTGTCAGTGTACTGAATCTATGTCCTGCGTAAACATCAGTCTCACGCCAACCTTCACTTCCTTCGCGATAAATTTGAATTAACGCTGCAGGATCATCTTCTTCGCCATTGATAACGACCTCACTGTCAGGCACGTCAATCTGACCGTCGCGAACAATTCTTGTGATCTTGCCTTGAGCATTGCCGCCAGACGATCCCCAGCGCACGAAATCACCAACTTTTAATTCGTCGGGTTCGGCTCTGGTTTCTTCGCTGATTGGAAGTTCCACAGTTGGCTCCTTAGTCATAACTCAACCTCCTCTGGGAGTTCATCGATAATGTCACGATCAAGTTCAACGTTAAGCTCTTCGGCTGCTTGCTGTTCACGAGAGAACTCAGTGAGGTTGTCAAAGAAGTCTCCGCCAAGCTTCGCGACGATCTGTGCCTTGGTCATGTAACCAGCCTGCTCCATCTGGCGATAAGCTTTTGCTTCCTTCAATGGATCGACCCAATCCCATCCGCGAGCCATCCATCGCGGAGTGTCATAACGCTCAGGACGTGAATCGTAATCATCGAACGGAAGCTCACCAGCCAATACGGCAAGATCAAGCCATTCACGAAACACACGATTATGGAAGTTTTCAATCAAATAAGACTGAATAACTTTCCAGTGCTCGCGATCTTCCAGCAAGCTCAACCGGCTGCTGCTGTAATTCGTCTCGCTGAAATCACGCGATAACGTCTCGTAAGAACAACCAAAACCTGACGCAAAACGCCGAACCTTATTCTTCACAAACATCTCGTACTGCTGATCAGGCGAGCTGATATTCGGCACGCTTACATTCTGACCAGGCTCCAGATACTTCCACATCCCAGGTTCAAACTCGCTAATCCTGCGATCAGCTTCAACATCATCACCTTCAAGCTCACCCTCTGGACTTGTGACAAATCCCATAACAGAAGCACCAGCACGGGCGCGAATCACAGCGGCTTCCTCATAGCCCTGCAGTTGATGAGCATCGGCCATCACTGAATGGAACCACGGCACACCGCGATGCTGTTGCGGACGCTCTGGAAGAAACAGATGAATTACATCCGCTGCAGGCAGAAAAACATGCTTGTCTCCTTTTTGCGGTGCATTTTGAAACCAGTAGTCACCAGGATGACGAGTTAAAAACGCATAACGAACAGGGCGACCCCATTCGTTGATCTCAACGCCCATCCTCCATTCATTGAGCTTCGCAAGAGTTGGACCTTGATACTCCTCGTCCAGTACATCCGACTCGATCATTTCGAGTGCCAATGGCACCCTACTGCCACCGAACGGACGCCGAATAATACGAAACAACGCTTCGCCTGACTCAGGTAAAGCACCAGTCGCCAGCCATTCCATCATGTGGAAGCTATGTCGCCCCGCAACATCGCAATACTGCGCACGGGTCCATAAATGCCACTTCTCTTCAATGAGGCGATTAATCGCTTCACTGGGTTTCCGGCCACGAACCTGCTGAACCTGGGACTGAAGCTTGATACCACTGCCAACGACATTGACCTGAGTGGTGCGTTTTGCCTGCTTTGCATACGGATTATTCCGCACCATCTCACGCGAACGGTCGCGCAGCTTGCTCAGGCTGTTCCGAATCTCGGCATCAGCACTGGCCCTAGTGCTCATCCAGTCGCTAGTAAGGCGAGAGACAATCGCACCCGCATAACTACGACGACGACGACGAGGCTGATCCCGTGGCACTCGCTGGAGCCCCAGCGTTCTTAGAAATCGTGTACGAAGTCCCATCAGCTTCCGTTAAATCGAACGTAGAGATTATGTGGATCGCCAAGTCCAGAGGCAATCAGTTTGGCTTTATTCTCCTTCGCCACAATAGACTTCAATCTCGACTCAAGTTCAATCAATTCCGAGAGATCATATCGCTTTAAATTGCGACTTCCAATCCTGTACTCGGAAACAGCACCGCCAGAGACAATAGACCTGATAGCTGCTTTTACCGCATCTAAGTCCTGTTGAGCCTGCGTCCTGCCGTCAAACGCTCCAGGTGTGCCCGTATACGCCAAAGAAGGGCGAATCTCAATCTGGCCTCGGCTGTATTCCTGAACAGTGCTATTACCTGTCTTCGTGAGAACAGCTTGAAAAAACCAGTTAGGACTGGGATCTGCTGAACCAGTCGCGGCAGCAGTCAGCGTAGTCTTCCATCCGCTGTTGTAAGCAACCGCCGTTGCTGTTAAGCCCTGCGAATTGGTGTTAAGGCGAAAGTAATAGACCAGAGAGTGAGTGGAGCTGGTTACAGCATCGCCAAACACGTCAACAGTCTCGGCATCAACCCATACCGCATCCACGCCGCTTGTTATGGATGGAGGGATTGCCATCTACATAAGTCACTTGATATTGAGCAGTCTAACTCTTACCACTGATTAACGAAACTTTTCTGGGTCCGCGCTGCCGAAGCTGTACGTTTTGACTCTTTTCGTTCTTCGGGTGACTTTTCCATCTGATCCCATAGCGTTCGACGATCTTTGATTTGATACACGCGATTTAACGCCGCGTAAGCGTAAACAAGCTCATCCAATGCTTCGTTTCTTGCACTGCTTTTTTTTACCCAAATACGCTCAGGGAATCCATTCCTGAACCTGAGTACCTGCTTCTCTGCAGTCAACTCCTCGAAATAATCTTTATCAACCGTTGGATAGAAATGCAAATACCCTGGCCCGACATCGTTGTGCTTCAATCTGCCGAATAATAATGACTTAATCGTGTCAGATCCCACCGGGAACACCTGTGCTCCCTTCTTGAGCGTTTTGCCCTTCGCGTTTAGGTCAACCTTACTTGCCTTGCCAATTGGCGGCTTGTTCCTGGTTGACATGCCCTTGATCGCAATGACGCCCAAGCTCTGACGTTCCCTTGCATACTGGTACACCTCGCTGGTGTGGTGGCCGCCGCTATCGATGGCTACCACCATTGGCTTCAACTCACGACCATCCTCAGACTTGTAAGGCGTCTGCACAATCTCGTCCAACTGCTTCCACACGTCTTTCCGCGACGGGTCGCCGTAAATTTTCACCCTGTCAATCAACCAGCCTTGCTCCTCGCGGCCCCAGCCCCAAACACTGAGCGACAGTCGATCATCCTGCGTATCACAGCCAACAGTGAGCAACAATGCCTCTGCAGGCACCACGCCCTGCTTGTACTTTTCATCAGCTGAACGTTCGCTGAGACCGTCGGCATTAACCTTCGACGCATACTCGTCTTCCCACGTCTCGCCCAGAACAGTGTTCACGAATGTCTTCAGCTGCTCTGCGTCGTTTTTTGCATCAAGAAACTCCTCGACCAGAGTTGACCAGCTTGCGTTTGGGCTGTAGCTGTACGCCGCCCAAATGTGGAACGAAACATGCTTACCATTACCAGGCGCGGTGGGCCGCCACTCACCGCGTTCAACCATCCAACGCTTCTTCGCTGCCGGGATCCATACGCCACAGCTTTCGCAGCAGTAACTAGCCGTGTCAGGGTCGTTGTCGCGCCACTTCATATTTGCCCATTTCAAATACTGCATATGACCGCAATCAGGGCACGGCACGAAATAACGCCTCTGGTCGCCCTGCAAAAACATTCGCTCTACACGGCTGAAGTCTTTAACCGTTGGAGTGGACCCCGCCACGATTTTTCTATTCCAGTAATACTCAGTACGCCTGATGCCAAGCTTGATCTGGTCGCCTTCAGTACCAG